TTGCTATAGAATCCATTGAACAGACTTTCAATGGATCAGTTGATTTTGGACGTAAAGTTTCTTGCACTGTTTCAAGAAACGGTGATTTAATCCACAAAGTTTATCTTCAAGTGGATCTACCAGCATTAGCTGGTACTACAGTTGAATGGGTTGATCATGTAGGACATCATTTGATTGACAATGTTACCATTGAAATTGGAGGTCAGACTATTGACCAACATTATGGTGCTTGGCTTCAAATTTGGAATGAATTAACTCAGACTGCTGAAAAGGAAGCTGGGTATAATGTTATGATTGGTAATGATGCCGAACGTACTACTGCTGCATCTACTGTTGATGCAACTACTTTGTATGTTCCTTTACAATTTTGGTTTTGCAAGAATCCAGGGCTTGCCTGAAAAAGTTGGGCAAAAAAGTAAGTGTAGAAATATACTTGCTAGTAAATAAATATAATATGTAAATCTTTAACAACCACCATTGTTTTTATCCATTTATATTTATTTGCGACAAATTCAAATTGCGGGAAAATCCTAAAGCTGTAAAAATTGGATTATATTAAATTCAATAGAGTACCAAGGTTTAAACGAAAGTTTAAACTGGCTAAGACAAAAACTTAGGTATGGTAAAAATCTCTCAGATAATAATGGACAATCCGCATCCAAGCTTCCTAATTAATTGAAAATATTATGATATTAAAGGAAGAAGGTTCAACGACTAAATGGATTTGGAAAAGGTATAGTAGCCTTTTTTAAGATATAGTCTAGTCCCAAATTTAAATATACCGAAAGGTAGGGTATGTTGACTATTATGTCAACCCTGTTTTACAAACAGGTACGTGCCATTAATCGCACTTCAATATCACGAAGTGAAATTCAATCTTCAGTTTGCAGCTCTTGCTGCTGTGACAAACGGAACTATTACTGGAAGTCCAAGTTTAGGTGCTTCTTTGTATGTTGATTACATTTATCTTGATACTGATGAACGTCGTCAATTTGCACAGGTTCAACATGAAAATAACGTGTTAAAAAGTAAACATCAAATGTGTTTGCTAGTAAGTGTTAATGTTTAAACAAGACCACCACCTAGTTTTTATCTTAAACATTAACATTTGCGACATTTTCAAATTGCGGGAACGTCCTTAGAGTCTCAAATACCATCCTTTTATAGTGATATAAAAGGAGATCTCGATTAATAATCGAACCCGATGGTAATAATTTTGAGAATTGGATAATCCGCAGCCAATCTCCTTAAAGGAATTTAAAAAAATAAAATAATTCTATGAAAATAACAGATGAAGATAAATATATATTAGCTATTAATTATTTAAATTTAATAAAGGAGAAGGTTCAACGACTAAATGGAAATGGGGAATTTATATAATAAATTTCTTAAGATATAGTCTAGTCCCTTGGTATTTAATACCAATTAAATACATCGAAAGATGGGGTATAATCGGAATATTTAATTGAACAATTACAGTTTACTGGAGCTGAAACTGTCAGTGGTGCTGGAGCTTATAAGAGCAAACTTGCTCTTAACCATCCTTGTAAGGAACTTGTATGGGTTCATCATCTTGGAGGATCTCAACCATCTGATTTTACTGACTCTGGTGCGGATACAGTTACTGATGCTAAACTTCAACTTAATGGACAAGATAGATTCTCTACTCGTCCAGGATCATACTTTAATCTCGTAAATTATGCGAGAAATAGTATTGAGCTGAATTGTTAATTCAGAAAAGTCTCAATGCTAGTAAATAATTAGAAATAATAATACCACCCATTTGTTTTTATCATTATTCTAATTATTTGCGACACTATCAAAATGCGGGAAGGTCCTAAAGCTTAAGATACTAAAAATTTTATAGAAATATAAATTTGGCCAAGAATAAAATACTTGGGTATAGTAAAAATTCTTAAGATATATTAATGGATAATCCGCAGCGAAAATCTAAGTTGTATATTATTAATAAATTAATTTAAAGTTAAATTATAATATATAAATATGGGTATTATATACTGTATTACATTTCCTAATGGTAAAAAGTATATAGGACAAACTAAACAAAAATTAAAAAAACGTCTACAACAACATAATAAACAGAAATACTGTAGAGCTGTTCATAATGCTATTAAAAAATATAAAGAATATAGATGTGATATAATTTTAGAGATAGATAATGATAAATTAGACTATTATGAAGAAAAGTATATTAAAGAATATAATACACTTGTTCCTAATGGTTATAATATTAAAGAAGGTGGTGCAACAAGTAGTTTTTGTGAAGAGACTAAAAAATTAATGAGTCTTTCACATAAAGGTAAAAAACATTCTGAGGAAACAAAGAAAATAATATCATCATCATTAATAGGTAGAAATTTATCAGAAGAAACAAAAATAAAAATATCACAATCAAAAAAGAATTCGGAACTTTCTGAGGAATCAAAAAAACGCATGAATAGAACAGGTATGAAACATAATGATGAATGTAAACTAAAATTATCAAAATGTAATAAAGGTAAAATAGTTACAAAAGATACGCGTGAAAAACTTTCACAAAGTTTACGGAAAAATGGTGATGCTTTACCATTATATGTTCATAAAAAAGAAGAAAATTGTAAAACTTATCACGGTTCAGGATATGTAGTAAGAGTTCCTGGATTTAAGAGTAAAAGTTTTATATCTAAAAAAATGTCAGACGAAGAAAAATATAATTTAGCTTTAGAATATTTAAATAATATTACAATATGATAATCGTTCAACGACTAAATGGTAGTGGGGAATTTATATAATAAATTTCTTAAGATATAGTCTAGTCCCTAATTTAAATACATCGAAAGATGGGGTATGTTGGTCTTGTACCAACCTAATTACTATTTGTAATTAGAACGACAGCCTTATCAGCATCATACTCGTATTCCATCTGTTGGAATTTACGTGTATTCATTTGCTTTAAATCCAGAGGCTCATCAGCCAAGCGGGACGGTTAATATGTCCCGAATTGACAATGCCACTCTCCAGCTTACTTTATCAGCTGCTGGAAGTTTACACGTATACGCTGTTAACTACAATGTTCTACGTGTCATGGCCGGTGAACAAACACCCAATGCCGGCAATAGTGAATTTTTAAAAGAATTTGCTAGTGAATTAATAACAAATTTAATTTCTTGTTATTGACTTGCGACATTATCAAATTGCGGGGATCTCCTTAGAGCTTTCACTACCACTTTTATTTAGAAACATTTAAGAGGAACTCGGTTAATAACCGAAACCAATGGTAAAAACGTGAAAGATTGGACAATCCGCATCCAAGTACCCTACAGAATAATTTCTCGGGTAAAGGTTCAACGACTAAATGGTAATGGGCTTATAATTAGCTTAAGATATAGTCTAGTCCTATTTTGAAAAGATAGGTATTAACGATGGGTGGCCTTGCTTATAGTAATTAAGTAAGCAACATTATATGTTAAAATACATTATAAATTGAATTTTATTTAAAAAAATTAAATAAAAACAATATAAATTTAATGCGTTTTTAATTTAAAAATAAAATACTATAAGATGTCATAACCACTTAATACAATGATGGAAGAGATAAAAACAAATAATAATTGTATAGTTAAAGCTTTTGAGAATAATCCTATATCAATATTAAATGAAGATATAGATAATAAAAAAATTTATTATTTTAAAGCATCAGATATAGGTAGAGCACTTAATTTAACAAATATTGCAGTATCTATACAACATTATGATGAAGACGAGCGTGTTATAAGGAAAGCTTATGACACGACAAATAGAGAACAAGATACAATTTTTTTAACTTCACAAGGAGTTTATCGTTTACTTTATAATTCAAAAAAAGAAATGGCAAAGAAATTTCGTAAATGGGCAGGGAATATTTTAGATGATATAATTTTCAATGAATCTAAAGAATTAAAACTTCAAATAGAAAATAAAGATAAATTATTAGAAAATAAAAATCAGGAAATAGAAAATAAAGATAAATTATTAGAAAATAATTGTGAATTACAGAGACATAATATATTATTAAAAGAATACGGTAATTCGAAATATTATATAGTTTATTTAATAAAAGTAAAAAGTATAGATGATAAAAAATGGGTATTAAAAATAGGAGAAAGTAGAATGGGAATAACGAATAGATATAAAGAACATAAATCAAAATATCCTGAATGTATTGTTTTGGATATATTTTTAGTTAAACGTTGTAAAGAATTTGAAAGATTTTTACATCAAACGTTAAATGGGTGTAGATATAAAGAATTAAGTGGTCATGAAAATGAAAATGAATTATTTTTAGTAGGTGAAGAACTGAGTTATAGTTATATTATAAAGTTAATTCAAGATAATATTAGAAATTATAATGATGATTTATTAGAAGTTCAAAGTTTAAATTTAGAAGTTGAACGTTTAAAAATAGAAAATCAAAAACTTAAATTAAAAAATACAAACGATAATAGTACCGATATTGAGAATTTACGTAATGAAATTGTAAATTTAAAAGAATTTATAAAAGATCAATTTAAAAAGATTGATGTAAAATTAAATTTAAAAAGAACAAATAATTTTGGAGAAGAATATCATGCAAATGGGCCAAAAGTTCAACAGATAAATCCAGATACATTTAGATTAATTAAAGTATACAGAAATGTTACAGAAGTAATAAATACATTAAAAATTCCAAGAAGTAGTCTTACAAAAGCAATTCGAGAAAATACAATTTATAAGAATAGTAGATGGTCTTTTGTAGAAACGGATCAAGATGAAAATATAGTAAAAATTAATCAAACACGTGAATTAAAGAAACTTCAAAATAATGGATATATTGCTAAATTAAATAAAGAAAAAGACACTATTTTAAATGTATATTTAGATAGAAGAACAGCTAGTATGTTAAATAATTATAATAGTGTTGCATATTTAGATGATTATGTAAAAACTGGAAAACCGGTTGGTGACTACTATTATGTTTTATATGAAAAGTGTGATACAAATTTAAAAAAGACATTTATTGAAAAGATTGGTAAAAATGATTTTTTGTTATATAAAAATGGTGTCGGGCAATTTGATAAAGACAATAATTTATTACATGAATTTACATCAAAATATAATTGTAAAACAGAATGTGGAATAGGCGACAAATCATTATCTAAAGCGATAATAACAAATACTATGTATAATGGATATTATTATAAATATCTTGAAGAACGATTGGTACTTTAATTTTTTAATTTTTTTGATTGTTGAATTCTTATATGTTTTGAACTATAACAAGATACTTTATTCCCTTTACTTTTATTATTTTTTTGTTTACTTTTATTATTTTTTTGTTTAATAATGTCTTCGTATTTCAAGTATTCATTGTATTCATCGTAATAATTCATTTTATATACAATATATAAAATAAAGTTTTAATTCATTTATTTTAATAAAATATTTTTTTTTTATAAATATTTATATATGGGTAATGCAGTATCTAGAAATTATAAAACAAAAAAAAGCATAAAAAAGCTTTTTAATAATTACTTTGAATATATTTCTACATCAGTATTGCTAGTAAATCGTGATGGGGTAATAATAGAGTGTAATAATAATTTAGTAAAACTACTTGGATACGAAAAAACTTTACTAATTGGTGATAACATTTCAAAATTGATACCGCAACATTTTCAAAATCAACATCAAAGGTACTTAAAAAATTTTAATATAGATAAAAAACGATCACGTTTGATGGGGAAGTCAAGATCAGTTTCTATTATGACTTTTACAGGTAATTTAATTCCTATAGAAATAACACTGGATATTATTAAAATACAGTCTACAGAATATATTTTGGTTTTTATATCAGAAGTTGTGAATGAATTAAATAAAATTGAAAACTTTGAATACAAAATGTTTTTCGATGTATCTGTCGAAATGTTTTGTATCGCTAATACAGATGGATATTTTGTAAAAACAAACGAGGCTTTTACCAAAGTACTTGGATATACAGAAATGGAATTAAAACAAGTTCCTTTTCTTGAATTTGTTCATCCAAATGACAAACAAGCTACAGTTGAAACTTTCAAATACCTAAAAGATGAAAAATATATTTCTGATTTTATAAATAGATACAAGTCTAAAAATGGTGAATATAAATCATTACGTTGGAAGGCGTATTCGTATAATGGTATTGTTTATGCAACTGCATATGATATTACAAAAGAACTATCAATATACGCACAATTATATGAAAAAAATTTATTATTTGAAGAAGCTGAAAAACTTGCACAATTGGGTTCTTGGAAGTTAAATGTTAAAACCAAAGATTTATTTTGGACTAATGGTATAAAACGTATACATAATATTGGGGTTACAGAAGAGGTAACATTTAGTAGTTTTTTAGATTTATGTTTGGAAGAAGATAAAGAAGTATTATTAAATACAATAGAAAATTGTATTTGTACAAAAGAACCATTTGATTTAATAATAAGAGTAAGAACCTCTTCAGCTATTCAATATGTCTATTCATCTGGAAAATATATTACAATTGGTGAAGATGATTATATAATTGGAGTTGGACAAGATATAACCAAGACATTTAACAGTGAACGTGAAATAAACGAAGAGAAACAACTCGCCGAAAAATCGTCTGAATTGTCATCCATTTTTTTAGCAAATATGAGTCATGAAATTCGAACTCCTATTAATGGTGTAGTTGGTATGACATCGCTTCTTCAATCCACAACTCTTACACTTGAACAAGAAGAATATGTTAAAGTTATTTCTGATAGCTGCGGAATTCTTTTGAGTCTTATCAACAATATTTTAGATTTTGCACGAATTGAATCTCAAAAAGAAAAAGTTAATTTTGAAACATTAAATCTTGAAGAGTTTATCACTTATATTAATAATACAATTAAGCCTATTGCTATAAAGAAAAATATAGAATTCAATATAATTGTTGAACCCAATGTTCCTCTTCATATCTATACTGATAGTGTTAAATTAAATCAAATTATATCAAATTTTTTAAATAACGCGATTAAATTTACACATCAAGGAAGTGTATCTTTACTGATAAAAGTTAAATTTATTGATAATTCTGAAATGATTGATTTTGAAGTTAAAGATACAGGTATTGGAATTTCTGAAGAAGATCAAAAAAAATTATTTATTCCTTTTAGTCAAGTTGATTCTTCTACTACTAAAATATATGGTGGTACAGGACTTGGTTTGTCTATCTGTAAAAAACTTACTGATTTACTAGGTGGTACAATAAAAATATCTTCTATTCTAAATCAAGGAACTACTATAACTTTTTCATTACCAATTAAACGGTTAAATGAGTTGTTATTAAAAAACACATCGTTAAAACAAGTATTGATTGTTATTGTTGAAGACAACAGGCCCAATCAGTTTCTATTAGAAAAAATATTGAAAAAACTTGGATATAAATCTGTGTTATTATTTTCAAATGGAATGCTTGCTGTACAAGGATTACAAGATGTTAAACCAGACATTATTCTAATGGATATACATATGCCTATAATGAATGGTTATGATTGTACCAAAGAACTTCGTAAAATGGGAGTGAGTTGTCCAATAATTGCACTATCAGCAAATGTAATGTTAGGTGTAAAGGATAATTGTATATCAGCAGGAATGGACGACTTTATTAGTAAACCGTTTGTTCTTTCAGACATTTCTAACATATTAAAAAAATGGTTATATTTAAAAGAAAAATAAAGGTGATTTAATTATTTAAATTTAAAAAATAGAGAATTTAAATAATTAAATGATATTAGGTGTGGATTTTGGGACGTCAAACAGTTGTTGTTCATATTTTGATGGGGATCGATCAAAGATAATTATAAATGAATATGGAAATGAGATATATCCTACGTGTATAGCATTTAATAAGTATTTAGATGAGATACTTTATTCGAATTCTGCGTATGATTTAATATTAAACGATGATTTTACTGTAATTAGGAATATAAAAAGTTTGATAGGATCTAAAGACAGGATCATAGAAATAATGTATAATAATACGTCAAAATTATTTACAGTTGATGAGATTGTGGTTTTGTATTTAAAATATTTAAAAAATATATCAGAGAATTTTACGAATGACGTAGTTAAGGATATTGTAATAACTGTACCGGCGTATTTTTCGGATATACAAAGGAAAATAATAAGGGAGTGTAGTGAATTGGCAGAATTAAATGTAATTCGTATAATAAATGAACCAACGTCAGCTATATTGGCATATTGTTGGCAAAGTTTAAATAAAGGTGTGAGAACAAATAATATATTAGTAATAGATAGTGGTGGTGGTACGACGGATTATAGTATTATTAATGCTGATTTTGGTGAGAATTTATTTGAAGTTGTTAATATTTATGGTGACAATGATTTAGGTGGTAATAATTTAACGGATAATTTGTATAATTATGTATTAAATGAGATTTATTTGAAATATAAAGAATATCCGAATGAAAGAAAAAAGTTAAAAATATGGAATATATGTGATAGTTTGAAATGTCGTTTAAGTTTTAATGAAAAGGAATTGATATTTATAGAAAATGTTGTAGATGGATGTGATTTTTCAATGGTGATATCACGTTCAAAATTTTATTATATAAATAAAAAAGTTTTTGACAAGATAAGGGGAGATATAATAAGGGTGACAGAAAATAAAACTATAGATGAGATTATTTTGGTAGGAGGATCGAGTAGAATACCGTTATTTGTAGATATATGTAAAGAATTATTTGGTGGAAAAATAAGTATTAGTAGTAAAATAAAAGGAGATACTATTGTGGGTATTGGTGCGGGTATACAGGGTTTTATATTAAGTGATTATGAAAAGTCAGATCAACAAGATTTAGTTTTAATGGATGTAACACCGATGAGTTTAGGTGTAAAGACATATGATAATAAAATGTCAATAATAATTTCTAAGAATACACTTATTCCAGTGAGTAGGACACAAATATTTACTAATAGTGAAAATGTAGATACATTAACAGTAGAAATATATCAAGGTGATAATCAATATGTAAAAGATAATATATTTTTACAAGAGTTAAATGTAAGTTGTAATAGAATAGATAGGGGTAATATGCGTATAGCTGTAACGTTTACAATTAATGTGGATGGGATATTGAGTGTATCGGTCAAAGATGTATTAAATGATGATAAAGAGAATGAAATAATTGTTAAGGAATATAAAAATGATATATCAGAGGATGTTATAGGATTAAATTTGGATTTTTTAGATATTGGTACGTTAGAAAAAAATTATTAATCTGTATATATAAATTAACATAAAAGTTATGGTTCAATTAGAAGTTTATGGAGATCCTCATTCGATGTGTACTCAGAAAATTTTAATTTTATTAGAAGAATTAAATTTGAAATATGATTTGAAGAGAGTAGATTTGGCAAAAAATGATAATAACAGTGATGAGTTTTTGAAATTAAATCCGTTTGGAAAGGTTCCAGCTGTAAAATATGGTTCGAGGAGTTTATTTGAATCGAGATCTATTTTAAGATATATTGCTAAAAACAATGTTGAAATAGAAGATTTATTAGGAGATATAGAGGTTGATGTGTGGTTAGAATGTGAGGGGCAGAATTATAATCCGTTAGTGAGTAAAATAATTTATGAAAGTGTTTTTAAAAAGTTATATAATAAAGATGAAAAACCTGACGAAGAATTGGTAGATAAATTATTAAAAGATTTAGAAAAGGTATTAGATATATATGAAGATCGTTTAAAAAGGGTTGCGTATATTGGTGGTGATATTTTTAGTATAGCGGATATATCACATATACCATATACAAATTATATGTTAAGAGTTGGGTATAAAGATATGTATAAATCTAGACCAAATGTTTATAAGTGGTTAAAAAGAATAATGAAACGTGATAGTGTGAAATATATTTTATCAAATAATAATTAATAAAAATAATATAAAGGATATATTTTTGTATTTTAAAAATAATTTATTAAATAATTAAACGCGAAAATGTGTTTAATTATTTTCTAATGATATATTATAAAATAAATGGCAAGTCTTTTTTATAATCAATCTATTGTAGTTTTAGATTCTACAGTATCAGCTAATGCAACATCAGGATCATTAGTTTTATATGGTGGATTAGGTGTTAAGGGTGGTTTTAATCTTAGCGGAGTAACTAATATGACAAATACTAGTGTAAGTTCAGATGCATCATCTGGTGCATTGATTGTAACTGGTGGTGTGGGGATTGGAAATAATTTACACGTAGCTGGAAATACTATTATTTCAGGATCATTGACAGCTGGATCATTTGCAGTAAATGATTTAACTGCAACAAATATTACAGTATCAAATTTGTTAGGAACAAATGCTGATTTAAGTAATACAACAATTGGTAACGTAGTAAATACAGCATTTACTTCTGGTGGAGCAGTAATTACTAATGCAGTAATTACTACAAGTTCAATTGGAACTTTGCGTAATACTGATTTTATAAATACAAATATGAGTTCATCTAGTGCAGTAATTGTTGATCTTTCATCTACTAATCAAACTAATACTAATTTCTTAAATACAAATATGACTTCAACCAATGCAGTTGTATCACATTTATTGAACACTAACATTACTTCATCTAATGCAATTATTACTAACATCGCTTCAACTAACCAAACTAATACTAATTTAGTAAATACAAACGTTACGTCAACTAATGCAGTGGTTTCTCATTTACTAAACACAAACATTACTTCAACTAATGCAATTATTACTAATGTTTCTTCAACTAACCAAACTAATACGAATTTATTAAATACAAACGTTAGTTCAACTAATGCAATTATTACAAATATTGATTCAACTAACCAAACTAATACTAATTTATTAAATACAAACATTACATCAACTAATGCAATTATGACCAATATTGATTCCACTAACCAAACTAATACTAATTTAGTAAATACGAATGTTACTTCAACTAATGCAGTTGTATCTCATTTATTAAACACAAATATTACTTCAACGAATGCAATTATTACCAATATCTCTTCGACAAATGAAACAAATAGTAATTTCTTGAATACCAATATGACTTCGACGAATGCAGTTGTATCTCATTTATTGAACACTAATATGACATCAACTAATGCAATTATTACTAATATTGATTCAACTAATCAAACTAATACTAATTTATTAAATACTAATGTTACTTCAACTAATGCAGTTGTATCTCATTTACTAAATACAAATATTACTTCAACGAATGCAATTATTACTAATGTTTCTTCAACTAACCAGACTAACACGAATTTATTAAATACAAACGTTAGTTCAACTAATGCAATTATTACTAATATTGATTCAACTAATCAAACTAATACGAATTTACTAAATACAAATGTTACTTCAACTAATGCAGTAGTATCTCATTTATTAAATACAAATATTAC